TATATGAACACACTACAAAACGTTTACAACAAGTTACAAGACAAAACGGAGTTAGCAAAACACGAAGTTGAGTTGACAACAATAAGTCAAATAATTGAAATTGATAAAAAAAATAGGGATTTTATAAATAATTATAAAAAAATAATACTCGAAATACAAAAATCAAAGGTGTTACTTGATACTATTAAAAAACAATTTGAAATTGCAAAACAAAAAAACAAAGAAGGGTATAAAATAGCATTTGACCAAAGAGCAATAATAAAAGAATATCTTAACCAAGCAAAAGCATTAGGAATTAATGAAGCCGATGCATATAAAATAAAAGAATTTGCAAGTGCAGATAAATCTTATGATGAATTAACTAAATTAAACGATGAATTATTAAAATTATTTTAATAATAAAACGCAAACTTAAATAAACAAACAAAACACGAAATATGAAAACAAGCGTAATTAATCAAATCAAAACACTTTTAGGAATGGAAGTGAAATTGGAAACAATGAAGTTAATGGACGGCATCACAATTTTTGAAGCGGATGCTTTTGAAATGGACAATGAAGTTTTCATTATAACTGAAGACGAACAAAAGATACCAGTTCCGATTGGAGAATACGAATTAGAAGATGGGCGCATCTTGGTTGTAGAAGTTGAAGGTGTTATTTTAGAAATAAAAGAAGCAACAATTGAAGAAGAAGTTGCTCCAAAAGAAGCACCCGAAGCAGAAGCAGAAGTTGCAGTTGAAGCACAAGCAACACCAACTGCAAAAAAGACAATTGAAAGCGTAACAAAAGAAACTTTCTTTGCCGAAATAGAAAAATTAACACAAGAAAATATAGAGTTAAAAGCAAAATTAGAAACGTTATCTAAAGTTGAAGAAGTTGCATTAGAAGCAACCGAACTTTCAGATGTGACCCCAATTTCTTTAAACCCCGAAAACATCAATGAAGTGACTCAAATTAAATTTGGAACGAATAGACCAAAGACATTGATGGACACAATAATTGAAAAACTAAATAATTAATATAAACAATTTAAAAACTTAAAAAAATGCCAAATCCAGTTACTACGGGAACAACTTATGCGGGTACATTTGCGGGTAAATATTTATCTGCGAGTTTATTATCTGCACCAACATTAGACAATGGTGGAATCACAATTTTACCAAATGTCGCATACAAACAAGTATTACAAAATTTATCTACGGGAAGCATAGTGGCAAATGCCAATTGCGATTTCCAAACGGGTGGTGGTGTTGTAACACTTACTGAAAAAGTATTAACAACAAAAGAACTGCAAGTTAACATCCAACTTTGTAAAATGGACTTAATGCAAACTTGGCAAGTTGCCGAAATGGGTTATTCTTCTTACGGAGCAATGCCTAAATCATTTGACGATTTCTTAATCGCTCACGTTTCTGCAAAGGTTGCGGCTGCAACTGAAACAAATATTTGGACGGGTTCTGCGGGAGCGGGTACATTTGATTCTATTAAAACATTAGCATTAGCAGATTCAACTGTAATTGATGTTACGGGTTTAACTGGTAGTGCCTTAACCGCTTCAGTTATCATTGCTGAAATGGGTAAAGTTGTTGATGCAATTCCCGCAAGTCTTTACGGAAAAGAAGGACTAAAAATTTATGTTTCTCAAAAAGTTGCTAAATTGTACGTTAGAGCATTGGGCGGTTTTGCTTCAAATGTTGGCGCAAATGGTGTCAATGGACAAGGAACACAATGGTATACAAATGGTTCACTTTCGTTTGACGGAATTCCAATTTTTATGGCTAATGGTTTAGGTGCAGACAATATGATTGCAACCACGACTGATAACTTGTTCTTTGGTTGCGGACTTTTAAATGATAAAAATATCGTTCAGACAATTGATATGTCACCAATTGACGGAAGTTTAAACTACCGAGTAATTATGCGTTACAATGCGGGTGTGCAAATCGGAGTAGGTTCGGATGTTGTTCTTTACGGAGTATAAGATTAAAATAAAAAGCGGGATGTAAAAGTTCCGCTTTACATTATTAACATTTAAAAAACAAAACACGAAATGGCTTGTGAATTAATAACACACGGATATGCTGACGATTGCCAATCAAATGTTGGGGGAATCAAAGCACTTTACATATTTAATTATGGAGTTTTAGGAACTCAACCAACTGCAAACTATGCTACGGCAAACCCCGATACTGCTGACCAATTAAATGCAATTACACTAACACCACAAACAACCCCATTTTATAAATATGAGTTGAAAGGTGCAAATTCTTTTGAGCAAACAATTACAAGTTCAAGAGAAAACGGAACAACGTTTGTTGACCAAACTTTAACTTTTACAACTAAAGGTTTAAGTGCAACACAAACAAAGCAAATGAAACTTTTGGCTTGGGGAAGACCAACCATTATGATTCAAACATTTAGTAATAAATTTTTAATAGCGGGTTTAGAAAATGGTATGGATGTTGAAACCACACTAATTTCAAATGGTACTGCAATGGGTGACCTTGTAGGATATACAATTACGATGAAAGGGCAAGAAATTATCCCCGCAAATCACGTTGATATTGCAAGTCCTTATGGAACTACACAAATTTTAGCAAAAGTTGGAGTTGGTGCAAGTATCATAACTACTTAATAATTAAAAAATTATTTTTAAAGCCATTCGTATTGAGTGGCTTTTTTTTTGTCACAAAAATTGAACAAAAACACGAATATTTAATTATATAAATATGATAGTATTAACACCTTCTACATCACCGCAAACGTTTAGTTGTATTCCAAGAGACAATACCTTTAATGTGATGCAAATAACGGACGAACAAACAAATGTTACTACGACAATTACAATAAATTCAAGAACAACTGGTAACTATATTTATACAATAACGGCAAATTTTGCATTAATTGAAGGACATACATACACTTTGGTTTTAAAGTTTGGTACTAACATAATTTACAAAGACAAAATATTTTGCACCGCTCAACCATTAGTCACGTTTTCGGTGAATAACAACCAATATGTGAGTAATTCCACCACAAATGATTTTATAGTATATGAATAAGCATACAAATAATTTACACGTTTTAAGTCTTTCGGCATACATTTCGCCAAAAATTCAAGAATCCAATCGTGATAATTGGGTTGAATACGGGGAAGACAATAATTTCTTTCAATATTTAATTGACCGATACACAAATTCAACAAGTAATTCAGCAATAATAAACAACATTGCACGATTGATTTACGGAAAAGGTTTAAGTGCGTTAGATGCAAGTAAAAAGCCAAATGAGTATGCGCAATTTATGGCATTGATAAACAAAGACGATGTTAGAAAAATCGTTTTAGATAGAAAACTATTCGGTCAATTTGCGTTTCAAGTTCATTACAATGCAAAGCACGATAAGATTTTAAAGGTTTATCACATTCCCGTTGACCTATTAAGGGCGGAAAAATGCGATAAAGACGGAAACATTACGGGTTATTACTATTCAGACGATTGGAAGGAAACAAAAAAATATCCACCAATTAGATATTCGGCTTTTGGTTATAGTAAAGATAAGGTAGAAATACTTTTTTCTAAACCATATTCAGTTGGGATGAAATATTATTCAAACGTTGACTATCAAGGTTGTTTACCATATTGCCTATTAGAAGAAGAAATAGCCGAATATTTAATAAACGATTGCCAAAATTCTTTTTCGGGGTTGAAAATAGTTAATTTTTCAAACGGAATACCAACCGATGAGCAACAACAAATCATATCAAACAAAGTTTTAGACAAGTTAACTGGCGCAAACGGACAAAAAGTTATCGTTGCATTCAATAATAACGCAGAAAGCAAGACAACAATTGATGACATCAGTTTGACAGACGCGCCCCAGCACTATACTTATTTGTCGGAAGAATGCTTACGCAAGATTATGTTAGGTCATAACGTTACAAGTCCTTTATTATTTGGAGTTGCTTCAACAAATGGCTTTAGTTCAAACGCTGAAGAACTTAAAAATTCAAGTATACTTTTTGACAATATGGTTATTAGACCATTTCAAGAAGAAATAATAGATGCAATAGACAACATCTTATCATTTAATGGCATTGCTTTAAAGTTATTTTTTAGAACATTACAACCTTTGGAGTTCACGGACTTGGAAAACACGCAAACCGCAGACCAAGTAGCAGAAGAAACGGGTACGGCATTAAGTTCAGATAAAAATATATTAGTTGATTTAGGCGAAGAACCTAAAGATAATTGGTTGCTTATAGATGAATTTGAAGT